ATGGCGGTTATGGCTGGATTCAGGTAACAGGCGTTGCAACATTGACTACTGCACTGACTGCTGGTGCTGACGGTAATGCTCTTACTGCTGTTGGCGCTACTGACGGTACTGTTGATGTATCGGCATTGGTTACTGATTACATCTGTGCTGTTGCTATTGATGCTTCAGCTAAGATTGTATTTCTGACTTGCCCATTGTAACAAACTGCGCTACTCGCCTCGAAAGGGGCGGGTAGTTCAGGTTACAAAAACACTCTGCAATATCGCAGGGGTTTATAAAGTTCCACAACTTAAAAGGTGCAGATATGAGTGCTACGGCAGAGTTTGATATTAAAGATTTTGAGAATCCAGCGGGTTCAAATGGCGTATATGCCAAGTTTTACATGCGCTCGATTCAAAATGAGGCAAAGACTGAAGCAGAGGGCAGGCCGATTTTTGAGGATGCCGAGTTTGTTGAGATTATCGCCGCAGGCAATAGCACCAACATTGTCCGCAGGCCAGTAAGACAGCAAGATAAACAGCGTTTCCGTGAGTCATATATGCGGTTTCGTGAAGGTGATGCAGAGCAGTTGATTGGCACTCCACTTGCAGAGGTTGCATGGATTAGCCGTTCGATGGTTGAAGAATTGAGTTATATCAAGGTTCGCACCTTGGAGCAGTTGGCAGAATTGAACGATCAGGCTTGTGGAAGAATGCCAGGCTTGCATGAAATGAAGCGTAAGGCTGCAATACACATCAAGAAAGCTGCTGATGCTGCTCCGTTTGATGTGTTGCACAAAGAGAATGAGGAATTGAAAGCTAGGTTAGCGGTACTTGAATCTGCTGCTGAGAAGCCTAAGAAAGGTTAGGGGGATTTCCCCGCTTGGTAGGGCTGCACCCCCTGCCAAGGTTTTAGGAGTCTAAAAATGTCGGCATATTCAAACGTTACACTGATTATTGATGCTGCATTTCAAGAATTAGGCTTAGGTGCGTCAAACATTGCTCTTGGTGCTGCTGATCCTACTACCTATCAGGCGGTAGGGTTGCTTAACGCTGTCGGCAATGAAGTGATGAGGGCGCATGATTGGCCTCAATTAACAAAGCAACTGGCAATTTACGGCGATGGTTCTACTACTGATTTTTCTCTCCCTGGCGATTTTGCTCGTCAAGTAAACCAGACACAGTGGGCTTCAAGCTCTAAACTGCCCATGTTGGGGCCAACTAGCCCTCAGATGTGGGCATGGCTTCAGTATGGGCTAACATCTGGGAGTGCTGGCGTTCAGTATCAGTACAAGATTTCAGCTAATGATAAGTTTTCTGTTTTCCCTGCTCCGGCGGCTGGCGAGGTTATGCAACTTGCCTATGTTTCTAATGATTGGGTTTATATTCAGGCAAATGGCGGCTACAGGAATGTTGTAGTTCTTGCTGACGATGTTCCGCTGATTGACCAGAGGTTGATGATAACTGGGCTGAAATTAAAATTGTGGTCTGCTAAGGGCATGGATACAACAATTCTTGCTCAGGAATACAATTACATTTTGCAGAATGAAAGGCAGGCAACTCAAGGCGCAAGAGAGATTTCATTAACTGGCTATGCTGGTAATGGGCTGCTTGGGTACGGCAATGTTCCTGAAACTGGATTTGGCCTGTGAGGTCTAAGCCTGCAAAAGTTGGCAATCGTGCCGTTAGTAAGGCAATAAGTGTTTCTGCTCCAACAGGCGGGATAAACGATACTTCTCCGATGGCTTCTATGGAGCCTAATTTCTGCCTTTCTCTTATCAACATGTTTCCTGGCAACGAGGCTCTAAGGGTTAGGGGAGGCTCTCGTGTTGTCGCTACTGGCCTAGATGGAACAGTTAAAACGCTTATTCCGTATACTTCTCTTTCAGGCTCACACAAGTTATTTGCTGCGACTGATGCCGGTGTTTATGATGTAACAAACGCAGTTTCCTCTCCTGCTATTGCTCATACTCTTATTTCTGGCAATGTGGATTTCGTGCAATTTTCTAATCCTGCTGGCAATTTCCTTGTATGTGCTAATTCCAGCACTGATCCAACGTTCTACTATGATGGAACAGCTTTTCATCAGTTTACTATGGTGGCACCTGGCACAATAGGCGCTGGCATGATTTGGGGTGTTGATCCCACAACATTCGACAAGGTAACTACCGCAAAACATCGGTTATGGTTCACACAAGCCAATTCCATGACTGCATGGTATTTACCGCTTGATTCTCTAGGTGGTGAGGCAACGCCTTTTTACTTGGGCGGCATATTCAAGCAAGGCGGGTATCTGTATGAGATAGCTACATGGAGTCTTGATTCTGGCGCTGGTCTTGATGATCTGACAGTGTTTATCAGTTCAAATGGCGAGGTAGCTGTATACACTGGGTCTGATCCTGATGATGCCTCTACATGGCGAATAAACTCTGTTTATCTGGTTTCTCCTCCAGTTGGCAAAATACCGACTATTGATATGGGCGGCGATCTTATAATGATGACAGAGGCTGGACTGTTCCCGTTGAGCAAGGTTGTTCAGGGTGCTGCGGCTGAGTCCTTGTATGAATCTGCATTAAGTAGAAATATAAGCAGAACGCTTAATTCAATCATTCATTCAACAAGCGGTATTATTACAAACGATTGGGAGTTGCATAACTTTACCAGCATTCAGACCGTTCTTATATCTATCCCTGATGTTGATGGTTCTGCTAGACAGTATATTATGAATGCCTCTACTGGCGCATGGGCTGAATATAGGATGGATGCTTCATGCTTTGGGAATATGGCTGGATCAGCTTATTTTGGCACAGGTGATGGCAGAGTTTATCGGCATGGAAATGACCTTTACATGGATAACATAGGGATTGATGGAACTGGAGGCACTCCTATTAGTTGCTCGCTAATGTCTGCATTCAGCTATTTTAACTCTCCTACGGCTATCAAGCATTTCAAACTGGTTCGCCCTATTGTTCAAACTGCGGTGAATCCTGGCATTGCTCTTGGTCTTGCTATTGACTTCTCCATGACTGCTGACGGGTCTGGATATTCACCTGGAGCTAGTGCCGTATCCACATCATTGTGGAATAGTGCTATATGGGATGCCTCACAGTGGGCATTTGCATCTGGCATGTATCGGCCTTGGACTTCTGTAACGGGTCTTGGATATGCGGCATCTTTGATAATGGCTGTAACAACTTCTGTTCCTTGTACAATAGTAGCCAGTGAGTTTATTTTTGAAACTGGAGGGATGGTATGAGCATGATAACAACAGACCTTATTTACCTTCCAGAAGCCTGCCGTGAGTTAATGCTCACTCCTGCTACAGGCCAACAGCTTATTGGGTGCATTGATGGTAATGAACTGATTGCAGCGGGGATTTGTGAGGAGTACAATCAAGTATCTCTCCATGTTCATATATGGATTAAAGAGGGTAGATTGCCATGCCGTGAGTGGTATGCAGCCATTTTTGACTACCCGTTTAATCAGTTGAAAGTCCATAAAATCATTGGGCGTGTAGTGGAGAGTAACGTAGGCGCTTCCCGTCTTGATGAGAATTTTGGCTTTGTGCTTGAGGCTACCATAAAGGGTGGTTCTCCTTATGGTGATTTTAATTATTACACAATGACACGCGACCAATGCAAGATTCTTAACTCTAAATTGTGGGCTAAGACAGTGACAAAATTGCAGGCGGTTGGAGGATAAGATGGGCGGAAGCAAAGCACCAAAGACACCAAAGGCACCCGATTACGCGGCACTAGCTCAACAACAAGCTGGTATTGATGCTGCCGCTGCCGAGGCAATGACAAAGGCTAACAGGCCTAAACAGACGAATGCCTACGGCAGTATAGAATGGACTAGAAACCCAGACGGCACTTGGATTCAGAAAGAAACCGCTGCCCCTGAGTTTGAGAATGCTCGCCGTGCCGTAATGGGTCGAGGCAACATACTTGCTCAGGACATAGCAAAACAGGGCGCTTTCAAAGGCGCAGCACAGGTTAAGTGGAGTCCTGAGGCTAATAAGGAATATGCAGACGCTATTTACAAGTCAACGATGGATAGGGCTGCTCCTAAGCAAGAGCGTGATCTAGCATCGCAGAGAAACCAGCTAAGGCAACAGGGCTTTGTGCCAGGCTCTGAGGCTTATAGTCGTGCAATGAATGATACGCTTGTAGCTCAAGGCGATGTTAATACTCAGGCAGCGCAACAGGCTACTATTTCCGCTGCTGACAAGTATCGTCAGGATTACAGCGCTCAGATCAAAGGGCAGGATCAGAATTACTCGCAAGATTTGCAAAACTATCAAATGCCTTGGGATTTGGTCGGTGCTTCTCAGAGTTTGGGGCAATCTTACAGGCCGTCATTTGCTGGGTTTGGTACAGCAACTGGTTATGCTCCTGCTGATATGGCTGGCGCGGCTCAATCTCAGTATCAGACTAAAATGGGCGACTATAACGCTCGTCAACAAAAGGCAGGTAAATAGCCATGATGCAGTCAAATGAGCGCTACAGAAAGATGCAGACCTCAAAGGCTTTGAGGAATGGTGATGGCACTGCTCCAACTGGCGATGTTGGGGGTGGTATTGTTGGGGCAGGCAGAACGCCTATTTCTGCTTCAAACATTCCGATGCCTAATGTTAATCCTGAGCCATCTGCTATGGATCAAGTATCGCAAGCAGTAAAGACTGGCAAACAGGCTTATGACTTGTATGATGACTTTTCCAAAGCTGGAGCTGCTACAAGTGCAGCCAGTACAGGCTCTGGAATGTTTGGTGCCGGAACTACTGGAGGTGCTGCATTGTCAGGCGCTGGTGATGCCTTTGGAACAACACAGGCGGCTAATACTGGCATGAATCTTGGTGGCTGGTCTGGTGGAGCTGGAACGACTGCTGGCACGGTTGGAACTGGATCAGGTGCTGCACTAGGGTCTGGCGGTTCATTGGCTGGTGGCACTACTGCTGGAACTACAGGAACGGCTGCTGGCAGTGGCATGGCTTCTGCTCTTGGTAAGGGCATGGGTTATGCTGGGTTAGCAATGCAGGGTCTTGGATTGGCTGGTAATATCGGCAAGGAACAGGGCGCTTACGATAGAGACAAAGGCAGTTTTGGAGGTCAGTTATCAGCAACAGGTCAGGGAGCTGCATCCGGTTATGGTGCTGGCCCCATTGGTGCTATTGTTGGCGCGGCTCTTGGTAATGAATCTTACCAATATGAGCATGGCAACAGGAAAGGTGGCCCACTTGATTTGAATGCCTGGAAAACAAGCGATGGGCTAAAAGATAAATTGGCTTATGCATTGAAGGGTGGCGCTGTTGGCGCTGATGTTTCTGGCTGGTTAGGGCTTAACTGATGGAACCATACATTGTTGGTCAAGATAGAAGCATTCAGAAAAAGGCTCAGATGATTTCCGAGGCTTTGAGAGCGGCTCCAGGCTTGCAAACTCGCTCTGATTCTACGTTCTACATTCCTGCAAATGGCGCAAGCCCTGCAAGGATTGTTAATAATGACCGTGGTCAGATGTGGAACAACATCAAGGATGCGGTAGCTGTTGGCGGTGCATTGGGCGATGTTTACAATGCTGAACAGGATAAGAAAGATCAGTCTATTGCACTGAGTCAGGCGGCTGAAGATACTGGCGCTATGACACCACAGAAGATGATGCAGTTGCGTAATCTTGGCGTTGATGTTGAGACTATCAAACTGATGCAGGGCGATAAACCCGACAGGCTTGGTCAGAATCAGATACTGCAATATGGTCAGACTCCTGCTGGCATGAGGGCTGTCAATCAGTTGAAGCCTGGCACTTTCTCTGATGAGGCTATTCAGGCTGCTGCTGAAGCTGAAAGGGCTGCACATGCTCAGGATGTAGCAGATAAACGGGAACTGGCTATTGCTGGCCGCGCACCATCTGAGCCAAGAGCAAGAACTGAACTAGATGTTCTTATGAATGGAACGGATGACGAGCGTCAAAGACTGGAAAATTTCAAACTGGTTACTTCTGGTCGTGGAGTATATGACCAATCAGGAAAGGTTGTTCCTAAACCTGTTATGGGAAGGGGCGGGAAAGCGCCTATTGATCCAGTTGCTGAATTAAACAAAAGCATGGAGCAGACCAAGCAGCTTGAAGGAATGTTAAATGACCAAAGATCAAATGTTGAATTATTTGGTACTAAACAGTCTATTATTGTTCCTGCTGGAGAGGCAGCAAAAGCTGGCGATAATCCTGGTGTTGTTGGAACTCTCATAGGCCAGGCTGCTAGGGGTCAAAAATCACCCATGGCAACAGAGTTGGATAGATGGGGTCAGGAGCAGGCGCTTGGCAGAATCAAAGAGCTTTATCCTGCTTCTAATTCGGACATTGCGATGTTGTTATCTATGCAGCCAAAAGCTGGGGACTCTCGCAGGTCAATGGAGTCTTATTTGGCTAGGCGCAAGCAGATTGAAGCCAAGGCCGCTGCTGGAGGATATGGCCAGCCTACACAACAAGATGGCGCTGATAACCTTCCTGAAAATTGGGATTTGTTCTCTCCTGAAGAACAGGCTATCTGGCTTGGGAGTAAAGAATGACAACGAGACAGGAAATTGAAGCCAAGGTTGCTGCTAGATTAGCTGCTTCCGCTCCTGCCTCAGAGCCTGTATTGACTCCACGGCAGAAGATTGAGGCCAGTGTTGCTGCTAGGGTTGCTAAAGGTATGCCACCTAAAAAACTCACTGTTGATGAGTATATTGCCTCGCCTCAAGGTCAGGCAGAACGCAGAAGAATGGAAGAAGCAGATTCTGAATCTAGGTCATTTGGCGACAATATGGCCATAAAGTCAGGCGATGTTGTTTCTGGAATAGGTCGTGGACTTAGCCAGTTATACTCTCGGGGCGTTGGCGACCAAGCTGGTCTTGCTGAAAAGCAGGCGGCAGAAGAAGAAAACAGACGCATTATGGAGCCAGTAAGTAATACTGCTGGTGGCGTTACAGGCAATGTTCTTACTAACGCTGCATTGTTTGCATTGCCTGCTGCTAAGGTGGCTCAAGGTGCTAAATGGGCTGGCCAAGCTGCTACCCTCGCTCCTAAAACTGCTGCACTAATTACTGCATTGGCTGGTGAGGGTTTAATTGGTGGCGCTTCTGGCGCTATGACTCCAACGGTTGAAGGTGAGTCACTTGGTAAGAATATCAGCACAAGCGCTGCTATCAATGCTGCTTTCCCTTTGGCAGGGTCATTTCTAAGAACCCCTATTGTGCAAAAGGCGGCGGATACTATTCTCGACTATACTCCGTTCCTATCTGGAGCAAGAAGGAAAGCTAGGAATGTTGCATTAAAGACAGCGTATGAGGCTGAAAAAGAGGCTACTTCTGCGGCCAATACTGCTGCGAAGGATCAGTTTAAGGCGGCTGTAACCAGTGATGAAATTGCACAGAAAGCAGCAAACCAGTCTGTTAAGGAAGCAAGGGCTGCCGCTGTAGACGAGGCAAAGAAAAGAACTCAGTATGTTAAGGCTTTAGCAGAAGGCACTGCTGAGAATGAAACCAGAGCATTGCATGAGGCTGGAAGAAAGCATCTGGCAGAATCTGCTGGCTGGTCTAAATTCCCAAAAAACAAGGTTGAGGCAGAGCAAGAATTGCAGGCAGTAGGCAAACAGTATGGCGCTATGATTGAGCCTGTTAGAATGCCTGTTCCTAAAATGGATGATTTCACACCTGTAAAAGGCAGTGATTTGGCTGCTCATATTAAAACAATATCGGACTCTGCTGATATTACAGGCAACATTAAAGGTGAAACCTATAGAGATGTAAGGGCTGAAGCGGTTGAAGCTCTTTTTGGCGCTAAGGGCGAGGAAAGGAAACAGCTAAAAACGCTGATTTCACGACTAGATGAAAATTTTGAATCGTCATTACCTAAAGATGTTTATGATGATGTTGTCAAAAAACGCGCTCAGTATTCTCTAGGCGCGACAATGAAAAATGCTGATTGGGTGCCAGGTGAGGGTGCCACAGTCGAGTCGTTGAGAAAACGTATTGATAACGGCCATATTGCAGATGATGTGCGTCTGGCTTTGTATCCTACTATTGAGAAACTTAAAAAGCTGAAAACGGCTGAAAGGCTGGATGAAACAGTGCCAAGGGATATACCTGATGCTGCAATTATTCCAGCAAGAGATGCCCCTGACTTATTGCCAACTCCAAATACTCCGAGTTATGAGCAACAGGATTTGATAAGACTTGGTGCCGTTAATACTGGCGCTGCTGCTACACTTGGCCCGTCAGCGGTTGCATTGCCAATTGCTGCTCTGGCGATAAAAGGCGCAAACAATGATAAGATAGCGAAAATGGTAGCTGCATTGAATCGTGGTGCCGCAACAGGTTATGGAACAGTATTAGCCCCTAAAGAGGATTGATTGAATGCCACGCGACAATAATGGTACTTATACTAGACCGCCAAGCAATCCAGTAGCGGCAGGAACAGTCATTAAGGCTGATTGGGCTAATGACACCACTAGCGACATTGCTACTGCACTGACTCAGAGCATTTCATCCACTGGTAAAACCACACCTACTGCTGATTTACCTATGGGCGGTTATCGCCATACTGGAGCAGCCGATCCTAATGACAGAGCGCAGTATTTAACGCTTGGCATGGCTCAGGACACTAGAGATACAAGATTAACCACTTCAACAACTGGCAATGCTATTGTCGGCACAATGACTGGCTGGACTCCTTCTTCACCTGCTGCTTATTCCGCTGGGATGGAAGTTTCATGGGTTCAGACTGTTGTAAATACTGGCGCGGTGACTATCAGTATTGGGTCGCTTGGCGTTAAGGCTGTTGTGTCATCTTCTGGCTCACCATTGATAGCTGGTGATCTTGAAGTTGGCAAGTTTTACATGGCATTTTATGACAGCACACAGTTTGTTATTTTCAACGAAGTGGCTTCACAGGCTAGTTCATCAAGCAACACAACCAACATAAGCGGCTGGCGTAGACCTGACGGGCTTATTGCATATCCTGTTGTTACTAGAGTTTCAGATACCGTTGTTGCTGTTCCTGCTGGGTCTGGTATCCAACAACAACAGGGTGCTGGAGGCTTGGCCACCATTGAGCCTGTTTCATGGCTTGCTCAGAATGTAACACTGACAAACGTAGCCACTGAGTATTTCACCATCCTAATGGCTGATACCGCTGGCGCTATTGTTCAATACAACACTCAGCCGCCACCTTCTGCGCTTCGGTCTTATGTGATGATCTGCACGGTTGAGCATCTTGCTGGGATAGTTGGTGCTATCACAATGCACCCAGCAATACAGGGCGACGATGGGTATTTAAGCCGTGATACAACCTATGTACTTGGCAACCAACTGGTAACAGGTGGCAAGATTACAGGAACAGGCGCTTCACCTGGCTCTCTGACCATGACTATCAGTGATGGCACTATTTACATGCCTGGCGGTAGTGCTGATAACCCGCTGAACCCTAACTATGCAACTATTACGGCAGCTTCAACGATACCGTTTTATTATCTGGATGGTGTTGATGGACTTTCTGCTTCAGCAACTCTAGTTATATTATCTAACTACGATCCTGCTGGCGCTGGAACTGTAACTGCATTGACTGCTGCTGGTAATGCCACTATCCACAGACTGTATTGGCTTGGAGGGAAGTACATCTGGGTTTATGGGCAGACAGAATATGCTGATTATGCAACTGCTGTTGCGTCTATTATTGTTGATAGGTCTTCTTATCTTCCATCGCCTAAAATTGCAGCGGCGGTTTTGATTGCTGAGATTATCGCAACAAAGGATGCCACTACTCTCACTACTTCCGGGAAAAGTACGGTTATCTCAGGTTCAGGCACAAGCTATAGTTTTGGAGCAGGTGGTAGTATTGCCGATGCTCCTGCTGGCCCTGCTTTGTATGGGCGCAGGACTGGTGCATGGGCTGCGTGTGTTGAGGCTTCAAGCCCTGATGTGACTGGTGATGTAACTATTACCAAAGTCACTCCTAGGGTTATCCAAGTTGCTGATACAACCGCTGGCTGGTCTGGTCTTGAGGTTAAGAATGCGGCTAATGCTTGGTTCTCAATGCAGGTCACTACACCTGGCAACACAGTAAAGTTTGTTAATAATGATCCTGCTACCGGAACAATAACCGCAACAACTACTATTGACGGGGCAACAGGTGGGTGGACTTATCCTGCTGGAGCTACTTATAACGGCACTGGAGCAATCAAGTTCCCTGCTGGCACTACGCTTCAACGGCCTACTCCGACTAATGGAATGATCCGGTATAATTCTGATTCTGGCGCATTTGAAGGTTATGCAAGTGGAGCATGGGGAGCAATAGCAGGCTCAGGTGGTGGCGTAGTAGATGGTACTTTCTACACCAACCCTACAACCATAACGGTTGATTACACTTTGGCGGCAGCTACCAATGCAATGACGGCAGGCCCGATTACCATTGCAGACGGTGTAACTGTTACAATACCTGACGGTTCAGCTTGGACGGTGGTTTGATATGAGTACGACTATAACAGGAATAGCTGGGTGCTCTCAGGTTGTCGATGATTCGATTGAAACGGCAGACCTGCAAGATGGCTCTGTAACGCTGATTAAGCTGGCATCGGATGTTACTACTGACTCTATGAGGATGGTGGTTGCTTCCGATCAGACTATTGGCGCTGCTGATACATACATTGATTTTGTAAACCTGCCAACTTACTGTTCACAGATCACTATAAACTTCAGTGGTGTATCAACTGGTGACGCTTCTAGCCCTATTATTCAGGTTGGCACAAGCGCCGGTATTGAAGTTGCTAGTTACGTATCAAGCTCGAGCGCAATCAATGGATCAACCGCCACCACCGCGGCAGCTTGTAGCAATGGCTTTATCGTTAATTCAATACTAGCTGCCAACGTGCTTTATGGGTCTTATACTCTTACAAAGCTGGATAACAATAGCTGGGTAGGTAGTGGTAATTTCAGAATCAATGCAACAGGCAATGCTTTTTGTGGTGGTCAATCACCTATATTAGCTACTGAGATTCAAACAATCAGAATCACTACTGTTTTAGGGGTAACAAACCTAGCCCCTGGCGGTATAATCGGAATAACGTATGGTGGCCCACTATGAGCTTAACACTCGAAACAGCATCGAATACCTCAACCCTGAAGGTTCAGGGTGTATCCATGTTGGTGATGAATGCAAACACAGGAGCTGTGAGTTTAACCTCTGAAATAGCTTCACCTGGCGCTCTTGACCTGATTACCTACACTCAGGCACAGCAAGCAGCACAGCAATCATTGAGCTTCACTGATGTAATAACTCTGACTGGTACTTCTGTAGAGGTTACTGTTCCTAGTTGGGCGAAAGATATTAGCATCCATTTCAATAACTGGAAAAGCACAGCGGTTGCTGGATATTCACAGCGTATTGTCAAGCAAAAGAAAGTTGGGGCTTTGACATATTCAACAGTTTCAGGAGCTGTAGCTCTTGATGATTCATATATAGAGAGGTCAGATACTGCTGGAATTGCAGTAACTAGGGCAACTGATGCGTATTATGACTATTCAACCACAGGGATTCTGTCTTTACAGCGGTTTTCTGGCGTAACTAATGACTACACATGGGTTTATGACGGATCATCTTCATCTTCTGTAAGCGGGCCTTATATAACTATTACTCATTATGCAGGAAGATCAACAGCTTCAGAAGCTCTCACTAACCTTGTATTTACTACAAGTAATGGCGTTGAAACAATGACAGGCACAGCCTGTATATCGTACAGAGGTTAATATGCTATCAGTCAATTCAGTCGCTCAGTATTACCCTCAGACGAAGGCAAATGACCTTGGTGATGTATCGGGTACTGTATCTCAGAATGTCGAATCAGGCTCTTATATGGCAGCCACTACGATAGGTGATACAGATTGGACGTTTACCACGCCATCACTAACTTCTGGATACGTTACAGAGTGGACTCTAGCTCTGTCAGATGGTGGTAATTACACTCAGACTTTCTCTGGTGTATTATGGCCAGGTGGCTCAGTTCCAACATTCACGACTAATGGAACAGATATTCTCAATTTCAAACGCGCCCTTGGTATTACCTTTGGCATCAGAACCGCACTCAACATAGCTTAGAGGTTTATCATGGCCGGAACTACGATTGACGATATTGCAAGCATTTACGATACTGTTAAGGGTCTTTATGACTCAGCAACAGCACCTATTGGAGGCGCTCCTGCTGGCACAAAGTCTAGGACTGAATGGAATATAGAATGGAGTTCTAACCCTAACGGGCATCCTACGCTGGATTCTTACATTGCAGCAAATGGCGCTCCATACGTTCCTGCTGGATAATAATAACTAATAGCAGTATTGGTATAGCCATCCACATAACATCTGATGGAGCTGATCTGATAGCCACTGTGCAGAGAACCATAAAAGCGGTGTTTCTGTACTTTTGGCTTGCGATCATCATAATCACTCCTACGTTTGGCATCCAGTAGGCTATTTTTGTGACTAATTCATACTCTGGAAGTCCGTATATCATCACCCCTCCAAGCAGTGAGAAGATTAGTGCGCCTGCGATAAATAGAGTTTTCATGGTGTTCTCCTTGGTTGGTAGTGATTTCAGATTACTCCTTTAATCACATAAGTCATCAGTATATATACGTATAAAAGGGGATGCTGACCAAGGCAATCCCCCGTGGTGCTTTAGCCGTAGATATTTGGCATGATGTTATCCTCTATCAGCATCGGGCGGTGCTGTATCCGCTATTCAAGCCTCAAATGCTGCGTGTTTAAGTCTACCCCTTGCAGGTACGAGTAGTTCCTATTATCGCGCTTCCGCTTAGGCTTTGCCGCTGCTTTCAACTGTTGAGAACACTTCTCATGGTTGAATTGCCTGCCTCGTTTACCTCCGCACACAGGGCAGTTGTAGCTGTCTAGCCTCATAACCCTCTCCAATCCCCTACTTTTTGCTGGCTGTGACGTAATTAAATACGTCAGGTGATGTCTAATTAGTGTTATATTACACCAATCCGCTCTTGTGCAATCTTAAAGTATGTTTCGTCTTTCTCTATACCTATGAAATTGCGGTTTAAGTTCTTGCAGGCAACACCAGTAGTACCACTTCCCATTGTAAAATCTAATACCGCTTCCCCTTCTAAGGTGTAAGTTTTAATTAGGTATTCCATCAAAGCTACAGGTTTTTGGGTAGGGTGTGACTTTCCCTTTTGGTTTGCATTGCTTGATTCTATTATGTTTTTTGGATATTTCTTTGTGTAAATTGTGTTTTCTGACTGTGCAGCTAGCGATTCATTGTTCATTTCTGAGCGCTTATAATTCCTGCTTTTTTTCGGTGTGACCCTGTCAATCATCTGAGGAAAATACCTTGCTGACCCGATAGAGAAAACAATCACATCTTCTGTAACTTTCATTGGCTGATATTTTGCAAATCCTATTCCTCCAGGCTTTTTCTTATCCCAAACCCAACAATACTTAAACATCTTAATATTGCCTGCAATCAATGTTGTGGTAAACGGCTGGCTTGCCGTCATCACAATAGCCCCGTTCGGCTTAATGATCCGCTTCAGTTGTTCCCACATCGGTTCAAGCGGGATAACCGAATCCCATTTACACGCCGTTGTGCCGTAAGGCGGGTCGGCCAGTACCATATCAACCGAACCATCCGGTATTTCTTTCATTCTTTCTAAGCAATCGCCTAGCATTAGGTTAATCATATTCCCCCCCTTGTGGTGTCATATAACAACGCAATCAAGCTGGACAGCCTAACGGCTGCCGCTTATTGCAGGGTTATACGTCATTAAGCGCAGCCCGCGCTATCCGTTGCATTTCAGAAACGGATATATGGTTGTCGCAAAATGGTGTTTTCATTTCTGCAATTTCTAAAAGAGCATTACTCATCCCATTTAAGAAATCCTCTGCACACGCTAAATATGCAGCCCACATTGAGTTATAACCTGCTGCCCCGCCCTTCATTGCATCATCAATATATTCATCCTCATCATGATCTTCGCCATAATAAATGCCTGATGGGACAGGGTATCTACGCTCAAATGCCACCCTAAGTCTTTCTTTATTCATATCATCTCTCCGTTAGTTAAAATGCCGTATAACAACACGCTCATGGTCAGTCGTCACTTTGTTCCTCCTTGGACTCGGCCTGCGGCCTCGCCCCATAGCTCTGGGTTATGCGTCAGTCGTCACATCGTAGTCAACACCAAGAACGCACAGCTCGCTCTCTTGAAATTGCAGCATCCGTCCATCCCAGTGCCGCACAAGATAAGCTGGCTGCTCATTCTCCGCAAAAATAACGGCACGAACCTCTGCGCTAAAGCTAATGGCTTCTTTGCAGGTAGCGCCCATTTTCATCTCTACAATTTCACCAAGCGCATACTTGCTAGTAAACTCACCTTTTTTAATTTCTTCTGTCATCGTAGTTTCCTCTGTAGTTAGTTGCCGTATAACTGTCGCTTCAA